TGGTGGGTTTTCAAAGTGGAAAGGTAGCATATTGACATGAGCAGTTCTGTATTGTTCTGCCAATGTTATACCTGATCCTTTATCGTGTTGATAACCATCATGTGGCCATGCTATAGGGATATAGTGAGAACCTTCTCTCTCATTGATGTGTGTAGCATGATAATCTGGTGTCTGTTTAGACATAGCATAACAATCATAGACATACACAATGTCCTCATCTCTATCCCATGCCACCCATACGACTGCTGTAGGGTGATCGTAACCAAAATCAAGACCTGCGATTCTTGGATAATGTGGGGGTATTGTGAATGGTTCGCAGGTCAAACTATCCTCATCAATAGGAAATACTAACCCTGAACCTATCATGGGTATTCCCTTTGATCTTAATTCTCTCTCATGTGCTGGTAGGGCAGCTAAAATCTGCTCTTTCATGGAATCTGTTAAATGTTCAGCATCTTCCCACCCTGCTGTAATCAATGCCTGTCCAGGTCTTAAATCGGTTGTAAAATTCTGTACTACTTCTGTTATCCCATTTTCAGGGGTAAAGGTTAAATATACCTGACCTTTTTTATCAAGTGTTCTGGTAATACATTGTGAATAAATATCTTGAGGTGGTTCTTCATCTAACCAAATCAAATCTAAACTCTCCCCCATAAATTTTTCACTACCCATTTCATAAGCTTTGAAGGCAACCCTAGACCAACCACCTGTTTTATGCTTCACCAGTACGGAGGAATGTGCATTGGGTACTCCAGGTTTCCTTGTCGTCTCTCCAATGAGATGTTTGGGAATTGATCCTTTTCCTTTATCTCTTGGATTATCAGGTTGCCCAAATAATTCTTTTTGGCAGATATCTCGTGTGGTTTCATTACTCGCACCGCATACCCATGCTCTTATGGGTTTCGTAAATCTGTGTCCTTTCCACCACTTAGGATATTCACCAGTAAGATGAATTGACATCTCCATAGCGCCCACATAGGACTTACCCACCCTGTTTGCTGCCATGAGCAATCTTTGAGATGATTCATTCCCTAGATCATGGAAATTTTTTTGAAATCTATAAGGTTTGTAGTATTTAAGTTTATTTTCGACTTGCCTTTGTTTAAGAGTTTTAAGGATCTCTTGAACCTTTGTATTATCTTCCATTTTTTAGGCATAGGTGTCCTTATGGCAAATTATAAGGTTTTTATATTTTTTTGTCTATACACACCTACCTATTTTTAAAAAATAGTTGAAAATAGGTGTTTAAGGACTTTTCATAACATATTTCAAATATATTGTTTTTTTTATAGTTTGTAATTAAGGTAAAAGCAATATTTCCGATGAGAATGTGGAATAGACTATTTTAGAATTGTCCAGAATCGATGGGGGTTGCACCCTCTCTATATTATTTTATTTAATTCTCGGATCATATATTTATTTTTTTACTGATCCATACTGGTATCTAGTTAGATCATGTATATACCAGGCATTACCGGGTAATAATTTAATGATCAAGAGGTGTTTATTTATTAATTCTGCGCAGAAATAGGTATTTATTAAGCAGTATCAAAGCATCTGATCAGGATAAGTTCTTATGATCTAGTGATTACCGGGCAAGGATCTAGTTAAATATCTGGCTAGAATAGGCGGTAATGTGGTATCTGGCAATACCCGGTGTGATCTAGCTTATGATCTGATTGCAGCACCTATTTAGTTCTTTTCTCAACCCTAGTTTACCATACTATGCTATTAAGGTAAAGAAATATAATTGCAATTAAGGTAATAAATACCTTGTAGTTAAGGTATAGAAATGGTACAATTAGGTATGCCAAAAACTATGTGAGGTATGGTATGAAACAATATAAAATTGGAGATTCGCTGCTGATCTATGGCGGTGCTAATCATCATGGTCGTGGTAAGCAGATTGCCAGGATATTTAAGATCACTAATAAAGGCACTATTTATTGTGAGAAATACAGTAGATCAGGTAAATTAGTGGCTAAAAACCATAGATTAGATCCTGCTAATATTGTTGAATTAATGGATCAATAAAGATTTGCTAGGATCTGCGGATTTTTTTAAGATTTAGAAATTTCTGTGAATAAAAAGAGTGTGTGCTTATAATAGTCTTTCTACCTTAAAAACATATATATATCCTCTAAAAATATCACCCCATATATGCCTGTAAAATCTAATTACTTTAATTTAATATCTCTTATGTCTATATATGTGGAATATCAATGAATTAATGCCTTTTTGCCGATTCTGGTGGCTATTACAGGGCTTGTTTTTTTATTGGACATGACAAACCATACCAGATCCGATAACTTGGTAAATCATTGCAATTAAGGTAAGATATGTCTTGTAATTAAGGTATACTTTAGTATAATACTTATATAAGGAAATAATTAATTGGGAGTAGGATCTTCCGCTAAAAACGAGGTGAAAAATGTTAGAAGATAAAATGGTAACAGATAATCAAATTTTAGCCGACTTAGAATACAGAGGAATACAAGACTTCCTAACAGAAATGGAAAGTGGTTTTTTTGTACCTCTTTGTTTTGTAGAAAGAGTTAAAACAATTATCAAACGAGAGTATGGAATTACTTTAGTTGAAAGTGGTAATAAAAAAGAAGTACATAAAGGTTGTTTTTGTCTTATGGATTATAAAGACAACACTATTGAACTAAAAACAAAGGAGTAAATTATGGCAGAAAATAAATATGAAATATTCACAACAAAAGAATTTTCAGACAATGCCTACATCATAGAAAAAGATATGATGGGTGGTTGTGAGGTTGAATAGTTATGGATATAGACTTAGTGAAAGTTGAGGAAAAGTTCAAAGAATTTCTCAACGACAAAGACAGTTATAAACACTTTGTTTCTAAACTTGCTTTTTTGCAAATGACACATGAAAATTATAAGCGAAAACACGACAAGTTTGTTTCAAATAAAATTGATTTAACAATGGAACAAGCACTTGAGGTTTGTTGTAAATTGATAGTTGTGTCTGAAATGGTTAGGAAAGAAATAGAAAATCCTACCGAAAAGTAATTATTTCTGACCGAAAGTAACCCATATATTAAGTTATGTGGGTTATTTTTTTACCATGAGTAAATTATACCACTTGCCAATATTAACCCACCTACTGCATTAATAAAGATAATCGAATAGTCTTTCCAAAGCACACCAACCCATAACCACCCTAATACCCCTATAAGTTGGATATATAAGTTCAATGGGTAGATATTGAGTGCAGTTAAACACAATCCACTTGATAATATAATTGAGCTAGTCCACTTTAGTATGTTCATTTTCTGCTTCTAGTATCGCAAGTCCAATTTGATAGGCAATCTGTGGCACTATCGCATTGCCTAGTCCTTTAAGTCTGTCCACCCTATCGGAAACCCCATGAGCCACTCTACCCACATTGGGTTCAGATGACCACCACGAGGTTTGTCTGTGTATGCCACTTCTGTTTCTAAATACTTCTTGTGATGTAGTTTCTCCATGTTCTCTGTCAGTTTCATGTGCATACCTATCGCTGATCTCGGAGTCGGCCACATCTTGTTTGGTTTCGGATAAACCACTTGCTCCCTGAGAGTCGAGTGTTCTGTTCTCCCCTTGCGATTCTTGTCGTATTGTTTCTTCAATGCTTCCTCGTTTCTTGGTGGAAGTGAGTCCATCGCATTGGGTGTCTGCCACATTCTGTTGTGTACTTGTTCTCTCAGATTCGAGCATCCGCCCTTGTTCGCTTTCTCGCTTCTCTCCTCTGGCTTCCTTACATCTGTCCTGTGATCCATTGTGCTTGGAGTAGCCCACAATCCAGACTCTATATCTTTGGTGCGGGGCATTAACTGCTGAAGCTGGAATAATAAACGATTGGACTTCGTAACCTTCGTTTTCCAAGTCAGTACACACTTGCTCGAATACCATGCCTTCTTGGATTGAAGTAATATTCCTGACATTTTCGCCAATAATGTATTTCGGCTTGACAGATTTGATGACTCGTAACATTTCTGGCCAGAGGTGGCGATCATCTTCTGTACCCTTTCTTTTACCTGCAACGCTGAAAGGTTGGCATGGGAATCCTCCAGTAACGACATCTGCTTGTTCTTGTCCTTCATAATTTCTAATATCTCCTGTTATTGGTACACCAGGAAAGTTTTTTGCTAAAACCTTCTGACACCATTTATTGTTTTCTACAAATTGTACTGTTTCAAATCCACCTGTACCCTCTAATCCTAAACTAAATCCACCTATACCACTAAATAAATCAATGACTTTCATCTTTTTCTAATTTTTTAATATTTTTTGTCATTCGATCATAAACTGCTTCATAATCACACTCAGCTAAAGAACAAACAAATTTAAAATGATCGCTTGGCTCTTTAAACCACACTCTCGCTTCATCTATTTCAGACAATAACTTTAAATAAGGTGCTTTATTTTTTAATCTTCTAATTTCTCCTTTCTTATATTTATATCCTCTTATTCCATATCTAGCAAAAGTATAGCGATTTCTGTTTCCTAATGCTTCCTCACAAGCCAGACATAGAACAGATTGCCACAATTTTGTTTGTGGACTTATCTCTTTTGTTTTTTTAATAATTTTTATTGGCTCTTTTTGATTCATGTATCACCTATTTTAGATATTACAGATTTCGCAAGATCCTTGATCGTCATCATACATTTCATACTTTACACCAAATTCTTTTTCTAAATCTTTTATAAACTTTAATTGATGTTGTCCAAATTCGGTATTAAATTCTTCTGTTTGTTTTTTCTTACTAGCTAACAAGCAAGGATAACAACCTACCCTGTTTGATCCCTCATTATACAAAGAGTTATGTTCCCAACCATAATCTTTAATGTGTTCAAAACAATCATCAGCAGACCAATCTATAATTGGCAATCTCAAACTTACATTTTTATCTAACATTTTTGGGTAATCAGGAAAGACATCTTTATAAGAGTGTATTTCTGCTGAGTCTAAATCTCCATATCTTTTTTTTCTTTGATAACTCTCATCTGATCTAATACCTAACCAGCATTGTGCTTTTCTGTTTTTATAAAAACCATTGTCTTTAAACCAAGACTTTAAATTATCCCTTTTAAATTTTCTAGTACAATATCTAGCCATTCTATGTGGGAATCCTTTACCATTTGATAATTGGTGTCTAATATAATCTATCATTGTTGGGTATTCATCTGTTTTTGTATATTGTATCTCTATTCCTGTATTTTGTTCGATATAATCAAGGTATTTATAAGTTATAGGATGATCCCATCCTGTGTTGTAATGCAAAGGTATTATTTTTTTCTTATCAAAATGTTGCAAAGCAAGAATAAATGTCGCTGTACTGTCTTTCCCACCTGAGACAGGCACTATAATCTCGCTATCTGTTGGGATATGCTTGAATGTTCTTTGTGCAAATTCAAATTTCTCTTGGCTCATGTGTCACCTATTTTAGATAGTGCCGAATCTTCTATGTCCATAAGTTTATTTATAATTTTATTATATGCTTTTTTCTTAAACTTTTGGGGTTTTATTCCAATTAAATTAGCCACAACATCATCTGAGTAGATAAAGTTTCCCTCTTTACAATGGCTACAAGTTTCTATTTTATTCTTAAATATCATCACCCCTGTTCCATTACAAAATGGGCAAGTGGTCATTATTCTTTCCATAATTGCTATTTCCAGATACTTTTTTGCATACTTATCTCCTACAATTTCTTTAGAAGAATCATATAGTTTCCAAAATAATTCTGATCTACACCTATCATCATCTAAAAACTTAGCTAAAAGAAGATTTAATTCCATATCGTTTATTTTAGAGTAAGCTAGTTTAATATTGATATCATCTGAGGTAACAGCATTATGGTTTTTACTACCAATGCTTTCAAGATCACAACTACTTGGGTACATCAATGCTAATAATTCTGCTTTCATTCCACTTCCTTTTTATAATATTCAAGCAATTCCTCTTGTGTTCCAAATTTTTCTTCCCATGTAAACTTCCCTATATGGTGTATTCCCTCTTTTCCTTGATGATGTGTATGGCATAAAGGTATAAATTGTTCCCTGTTTTTTAACCCCATTCCTGCTCCTGTAAAGTGATGTATGCAAGGTGGTGTTTTTATTCCATAAAGTTTGTGGCATACAACACAACCAAACTCGACCATTCTCTCGTATTCTTCTATGATTTCTTTTTTTGGTTTTGGCATTTAGCCATTATATCATTGTATGTTGTCTATTTCTTTATCTATATCACCAACTCTTTCATTAAGGTTATCCCTGATCCTTACCATTTCTCTAAAGTCTTTTGCACCTATACCATACAAAAGTCTTTCATTTTTTAAGACAACATTAATGCTATCAATAAGATTTTGATAATGTTTCTTATCATTATTTAATTGCATAATTGCTTGGTCTTGTTGTTTTAAGGTTTCTTGGTCATACATTTCTTTTTCTTCCTCAGTAAGTAATTCATCTATTATATTTCCCATAATCTACTCCTTTTTTATTGATTTAATATCTTCTTTTTCGATCCAATATTTT